ACGGCGCGGTCATTATGAAAAACGGCTGGTGGAACGCAGAGGCACGGGCTTTGGAAACTGCGGGTATGTGGAAAGAAGCAGAGACTACTTTCCTTAAAATCGCCTTGAAGATTTGCAACGAGGCGAACGTGCTGACCGGGCTTTCCGTGTCCGACGTGGAGCCGAAATTCAGCCGACGCAGCTACGAGGATTTGCTTACCAAAACGCAATCCTTCTCCACGCTCCGATCTGCCGGTATGCCGTCTATCCAGGCGTTCAAATTCAGTCATCTTAGCAACGACCCGGAGAGCGATTCGATGGAGTTTGACGCTTACCAAGAGGAACGCGAGGAAATGCTCAATGCGTCCGTTGGCGCGTCTGCATCGTCCAATTCTGTCAATTCTTATGGAAATGACGAAAATGAAAGCTCCGATGACGAAGATAGCGAGACAGAGGGCGGCAACTATGGCGTGTGCCCTGTTTGCGGGCGGAGATTCAAAAAGCGCAACGGCAATCAGGTATATGACCGTGAGGAGTGCCGACAAATCGCCCGCAGACAAAAAGGCATTGGTGGTATTCGGTGAGGTACGAAGCCGCTGACCGAGCGATCCGCGACATGAACAAGCGGAATCTCCGCGCTTTTGACCGACTGAAAACGCTGAAATTCGACGAGCTGAATATCTTACAGTCCGTCACGAAGGTTTACGACGATTCGACAAACCTTGCCAAACTACGATACTTGCAGATTGCGACGGACGCTTACATAGAAGCCCTTATCCTTGCGGGGATTGATCGGAAAAAGGCCGAGGAAATGGCAGAGGATTCCATCACCGAAGATTGGGTGTTGGATATGTTGGAAGAATACGACCCCGTTACTCTGTACCAATTTCTGCCGGAAGCGGAACGCAAGAAACAGCGGCTTGTCGAGGCTCTGATTGCATCCCATAACAAGAACGAGGAAGTTGACAAGGCGTTGCGTTATTGGACGTTGCAAGTGGCGCAGTACGCAATCAACAGCGTTGACGAGGCAACCATTGAAGGGTTCAAAGAAGCGGGAGTTAAAAAGGTTCGGTGGATAGCGCAGGACGATAAAAAGACTTGTAGAATTTGCGAAGAACGGGACGGGAAGATTTATCGGATTGATAAAGTGCCGAGCAAGCCCCATTTCAACTGCCGCTGCTATTTGGAAATAGCTGATTAGACTTTTTGCATGGAGCATATATGACGCTTGACATTGTAATTACACATTACAAAGAGCCGTGGGAAACGTGTTGGTATCTGTTCAACAGTATATCAATGCAACGGAACGTCCCGTGGGACGAAATCGGTGTAACCGTTGTAAATGACGGAGACGATACCACGCTTGATGATGTTGACTGGACGGCATACCCCTTTAAGGTGAAGTATCTGAAAAAAGAGCATGGCGGCGTTTCTGCGGCAAGAAACTACGGCTTAGATCACAGCGAAGCGGAATATGTCATGTTTTGCGACATTGACGATGGGTTCCTTAACAACTACGGATTGCATATGCTGTTTTCCGCAATGGCAGAGGGATTTGACCTTCTTGTTGGTGCGTTTGCGGAGGAAGCGATGTCCACAGACGATAAGACGATTGCTCTTGTAGGGCATCAATTCGATTTAACTTTTATGCACGGCAAGGTTTACAAGAGGGAGTTCTTAAACAAGTACAATCTCCGATTCGATGATGCCATGACGATTCACGAAGATGGGTATTTTAACGCTCTTGTTTATGCTACCGCGAAAGCAGAAAACGCAAAAATCCGAAAAGTAGAAACTCCGTTTTACCTTTGGTGTTGGAACGACAACAGCGTTGTAAGGTCGAACAAGGAAGATTTTGTGTTGCGGACATACGCTAACGTGATGCAAACACGAATCGGCCTTTGTCGGCAACTAAAACAGCGAGGGTACACCGAAGAATACGAAATGGCAGTTGCCATGACTGTTTTGAACAGCTACTACGACTTTCAGAAACCGTCCTATTGGACGGCGAAGAACGATGACCATAGGAAAGCAGCCGAAAAAGAGTTCCGCAAGTTTTTTGTGGAGTTCAAAAAGACTTTCTACGATCTTACGAACATAAAGATCGCGGATATTGCGAAAGTGGCAAGGGAAACCGCAACGCAGAACGGGATGCTGATGGAACGACAAGACTTGCGGAGTTGGTTAAAGCATATCGGTAACGAGGTCAAATGAAAACTGCTGTATATTGTGCGACGCGTAACATCTATTCCGATATGATCCCATCGCTTAAAGCGTTGCTTGCAAACTCTGACGTTGACAAGGTTTTCTTCTTGATTGAAGATGACGATTTTCCTTACGAACTGCCCGATTGTGTGGAGTGTATCAATGTAAGCAATCAGCAGTATTTTGACCATGACGGCCCAAACTACCGTAACAGTTGGACTTATATGGTATTGATGAGGGCGGCGTTACATCGCGTGTTTCCCGATTTGGATAAGATTGTTTCATTCGACATAGATACAATCGCGGCGAAGGACATATCTGACCTATGGGACGTTGATGTTTCGGACTATTACCTTGCGGGGGTTCCAGAACCGCTTAAATCCGGGAATGGAATATATATAAATTGCGGCGTAATGGTTCTAAACCTTGAAAAACTGCGTGACGGTAAGGGCGACGAAATTATCAACGAGTTAAACACGCGCCGCTTTTATTTCAACGAGCAAGATTGTATCAACGAATTATGTAGAGGGCGCATACTCCCACTATCGAGCGACTATAACGCGAACAATTATACGAAACCTACCACGACTCCGAAAATTGTACACTTTGCCGCTTTCCAAAGATGGCAAAACGCTCCGCTTGTCCAACAGTACAGAGACATGGCGTGGAGCAGATAAGTTAATACCAAGCGGATAGTCCGGCCAGACGAAAAGGGTTAGGCTAACCCCTTCCGCTTGTTATTTAGCCAACTACAAAGCCAGTAGTTTTACGGAAAAACCGTAGGGTTACTGGCTTTTTCTTTTGGATATTTGTGGGAAACCACTTGATATATCAACTTGCGGAGATGCAAGTAAAAAAGCGCAAACGCTGAGAGAACAGCGACATCAAACGCAAAATTAAAAGGGAGAGAACCCTACAAACGCAAAGGAGAAAAATCATGGCAGAACTTGAAACGACTGTGACCGAAACCACCGAGAACACCGAGGTTGAAACTGTTGAAGCGGAAGAAAACCCCGAACTGGCTAAACTCAAAGCCGAACTTGCCAAGCAGAAAGCCGCGCTTGATAAAGCGACGAAAGAGGCTGGCGACGCGAAGAAAGCTCTGAGGGCGAAGCAGAGCGCAGAGGAAGCCGCCGCAGAAGAAGCAAAGGAAGCCGCCGAAGCGCGGGACAAGGAGCTTGCCGAACTGCGGAAGAAGTTTGCCGTTGCAGAGACTTCCAAAAAGGTTATGGGCTTTGTCGGTGACGAAGCTACTGCAAATACCGTAGCGGAATATCTCTACGGCGCAGAGGATGTTGACGCGGCTCTGACGGCTATTAACAAGGCGTGGACGGCAAAGGAAAAGGCGCTCCGTCTGGAATACGGCAAAATCCCCGCCCCCGGTGTAGGCGGCGCGGACGGCCCGACCATGACAAAGGAACAGCTCGACGGACTGAATTACATGGATCGTCTCAAGTTCGCAACCGAACACCCTGACGAATACAACAAACTAATGGGGAGGTAATCCCCGCATGAAAGGATGAATTTTAATGGCACAGGTTCCTACCGCGACTGGCACTTATCTTTCCAGTCTGTTTAATCCCCAGGTCGTTGCTGACCTGATCGACACCAAGCTCACCGACAACATGGTTTTCGCCCCTCTTGCCCGTCTGGACTATACCCTCCAGGGCAGAGCTGGGAATACCGTGACCCTGCCCTACTACTCTTACATCGGTGCTGCGAGTGCCGTTTCCGAGGGCTACGACATCGGCATCCGCAAGCTCACTCAGTCCACCAGCTCCGTCACCATCGTGAAGTACGGTGTCGCCGTGCAGCTCACCGACGAGGCCGTGCTGTCCGGCTATGGCGATCCTCTTGGCGAGGCGGCTACTCAGATTGCTACCTCTATTGATGATGCTATGGACAACGCTCTGCTTTCCGCTCTTGCAGCGAACAGCGCGAGTGAGCAGAACTACGCGACCTCCAACGCTTCTACTCCGCTGGCTCCCGCCGACATTCCTCTGGCGCTTGCCAAGTTTGGCGAGGACATGGAGGGTCAGAAAGCCCTTATCGTCACCCCCGAATTTTACGCGCAGCTTGTGGGTTCCGATTGGGTTCCCGCTTCCGAGATTGCGGCTGACATCCGTATTCGCGGCGCTGTCGGCATGGCGTATGGCTGTCAGGTCATTGTGTCCAACCGTCTAAAGGCTGCCGGAAGTCTGTACATTGTGAAGCCCGGTGCGTTGGCTGTGTTCATTAAGCGCGGTTCCTTTATCGAGACTGACCGCGACATTCTGAATCAGTCCACCGTTCTTGCTGGCTCCATCCTGTGCGCTCCGTATCTGCTGAATCCCGCTGGCATGATTAAGCTGTCTGTCGGCGCATGAGGTGAACTGACATGATGCTCCACAGGCACTTTGAGGCCGAGAAAGAAAAGAACATTACCACGCTTGCGGATGTAACCCCAAAAGAGGAATTTGTTTCCGAGATTTTCCCGCCCGACGAGAAGCCTGTGGAAGCACCGAAAAAGCGCGGCAGACCGAAAAAAACCGAGGAATAACACAAGGAGGCAGAGACAATGACTGACGCTGAAAAAATCGTATTGGTGGAAGCCATGACCGACGAGACAGACGAGGACGTTATCTCTGCCTTTCTCGCTATGGCTGGGGACGCTATTTACAACTACGCCGACCCATTCCAAACGAGCGACAAAACGGAGTTGCTGTCAAAATACGGCGGCGTACAGGCAAAGGCGGCGGCGTACTACATCAACAAGCGCGGTGCAGACGGGCAGACCACCCATTCCGAAAACGGAATTTCAAGAGGCTACGAAAGCGGAGATTTGCCTAATTCGTTGCTGAAAGAGATCACGCCGATTTGTGGGAGGGTGACATGAAAACACTCAAACGCAATCAGCGCACGTTTTGGTACTGCCTGTATGATTACAAAATCCCCATTATCGACCAATACGGCAACGAAAGCAGCGAGGAAATTGTAGTCTATTCCGAACCCGTAGAAGCGAAAGCAAACATTTCACAGGCAACAGGACAGTCCAATACAGAGCAATTCGGCAACTTGGAGAACTACGACAAGGTTATTGTCACAGATGATTTGAACATTCCCATTGACGAAAACTCTGTGTTGTTCATTGACAAAGAGCCTGAATTTACGGAAGCCGTTACGATTGACTATCAGGAATCCGAAACGCTTTTAGGGGAAGATACCGCAACGCCCGTGACCGTACAAACGCCGAAGTATGATTACATCGTGCGGCGTGTAGCGAAAAGCCTAAACTCCGTGTCTATCGCCGTTAAAAAGGTGAACGTGTCGTGAACATCACCGTAAATATTCACGGATTGGACGAAGCGATACGGCGGTTGGAGGAATACGGCAACAGGCTACACCAACAACAGGACGAGCTTTGCAGACGGCTTGCTGAAATGGGCGCAACAAATGTTTCCTTGCAGTTTGCGCGGGCAATCTACACGGGCGACAAGGACTTTTCCGTGACCGTGGAAGATGCGCCTAACGGCTATCAGATTGTCGTTTCCGGTCAAAGCGTGGCGTTTGTGGAGTTTGGCGCTGGCATAACATACGGCTACGGTCATCCGCAAGCGGCAGAGTTTGGCGTTGGCCCAGGCACTTATCCCGGTCAAACACACGCAATGACGGGTGAAGGTTGGTATCTTCCGAAAAGCAAGCAAGGATCAAATACGGAGGACGCAAGCCGCCACACTTACGGCAACCCGCCGAATATGCCAATGTACAACACGGCGCAGGATTTGAAACAAGAGATAGCGAGAGTGGCGCGGGAGGTGTTTAGTAAATGATCGACTTAGAGGCTGATGTATTTACCGCCGTTGCAACCGCGCTACGAGCCGCACATCAAGGCATTTACGTCACGGGTGAGGAAGTACCCGCCGAAGCGAAACTCCCCGCTGTGAGCATTGTAGAGGCTGACAACCGCGTTGCTACACGGTATCGCACAAAGAATATCGAAAACGCTGTGACCGTGATGTATGAGGTCAACATCTACAGTAACAAGACTTCCGGGAAAAAGACCGAAGCGAAAGCCATTGCCGCCACGCTTGACGAGAAGTTTGCTGAAATGGGCTTCACCCGCACGATGAAAAACCAAGTGCCGAACTTTAACGACACGCGGATTTACAGAATTGTTTGCCGATATGAGGCAATTATAGATAAAGATTTTTGGATTTATCACAACTAACAAAAGCGACTATTTCACCGATTCGGTGAAACCAATGAAAGGATGACTTGATATGAGCCAGCGCTATAGTACAGCCGGAATGTATCTTTGCTATGTGGTGGGCGCCGCTACCAGTATTCCCACGTCCGGCTACACTACAATTCCCGAAATTAAAAGTATGCCGAGTTTCAACCCGGCCCCTGACACCATCGACAGCACGACCCTCCTTGAAACCGAGTATCGCACTTACGTTGAGGGGCTGAAAGACCTTGGCGGCGCGCTTGAATACGGCGCGAACCTTACCGAAGATTTGATTACCGCTTGGGCCGCTTGCAATGCC